CTGCGTTGCTGCCTGCCTGAGCTTGGGGTTGATCAGTGAGCGCTCACTGTCCAAGTGCTCGTGGAATCAGTGTCCAAGTGACCGTGGAATGGGTGTCCAAGTCAGCGTGGAATCACTGTCCAAGTGTTCGTGGAATGGGTGTCCAAGTGCGCGTGGAATCCCCAACCACAGACTACATGCCGATGACTATGGTCGAGCAGGCGCGGGAAAAGCGCGAAAAAGGCCAGTTCAAGCGTGCTGTAGATAAGTTGGAAGTACTAACCGGGCACCGCGTTGAAATGATCGCACCTACTGCCGCGCCGTCGGCGGCATTGCTGCCAGACGAAAGATCAGCGGCCCTGGAGTATGCGAGAGAGGTGGTTGCTCAGCAGCCAAGCTTCCAGATCCCGGACAACGACGTTACTCGTTACCGGCTTTGGAAAAAACTTGATAAACGCCAAGCACTTGGCGAAGAACTGAGTGAGTTAGAGGCGCGCTGGTGGAAAAGCTATTCCACTCATCCCGACCTGATTTTCCAGCGAGAGCTGATGGAAGGTATTGAAAAACACGCGGGCTGAGAGCCCGCGTTTATTGGAGTCCAGCGTGTTGGCGCACGCTAGAAAAAAGGAGCAGCACAGTGAGTGTAACTAAAATCGTAGCCCTTACCAATGTCGGACTACTCGCAGGAGCGGTAAAGCGTGCGCAAGCTCGCCCAGCAGGCCTGCCTGGGTTGGTCGTGATGTATGGTCGCAGTGGCGTGGGCAAATCAGTCGCCGCTTCCTTTGCGGCAAATCAGCACCGTGCTTATTACGTCGAGTGCCGAGACACCTGGTCAAAGAAAGCATTCCTGATTGCCGTCCTTAAGGACATGGCAATCGCGCCCGGACGCACCATGGGTGACATGATGGATCAGATCGCAGAGCAGCTGTCGCGATCCATGCGACCACTGATTGTGGACGATGTTCAGTACATGCTTGATAAGTCGATCGCGAACATTCTCACCGACCTCTACAACGCAAGCCAAGGGACCATCGTTTTGATCGGTGAAGAGCGAGTGCCTGCTTCGCTGTCAAAGCTTGAACGCCTGCACAACCGGGTCTTGGAGTGGGTGCCAGCACAGCCCGCATCTGTAGATGACCTTATTGAACTGTCTCAATCAAACTATCCAGATCTTCAGATCGCCGAGGACTTGCTTGAAGACTTGTGCCTCGCAACTCGCGGGTGCCTACGTCGTGCTGCCGTAAACCTGTACAAGGTGCAAAGCGAGGCGGCTGCGAATATGTGGAGCCGAGTTGATCTGGCGACATGGGGTAAGCGTGGCTGGTTCACAGGTGAAGCCCCGACTCGGAGGTCGATCTAATGGGTCGCAAAGCACACCTGGTCGTTACCGGAACTAAAGAGCCTCGTCAGCGTATCTGGGAATCCATTCGTATTCTCGGCCCCGGATTCTCGATCAATGATATCGCCCGACGTAGCGGCCAGATGCCTCGGGAAATCAACGAGTATTTCAGTGCATTGCTTAAGGCAGGAATCATTGAAGTAATTGATTCGCCTGCCGGAAAAGAAAGCCGCGTTTATTCGCTGGTGAAGGACGAAGGTGCTGATTACCCGAGGCTCAACCGAAAGGGTGAGCGCACGTTCCTTCACCTGATCACTGAAAACATCTGGCGCAGCATTCGGATTTTGAAAGGCAGTTTCACTGCTGACACAGTGCTGCATACCGCATCTGCGGGCGGCGTACCAATGACCATTATCAGAGTCCGTCAATACCTCTACGCTTTGACAGAGGCTGGATATCTCTCAAAGACAGAATGCGACAGGAATACACCGGAGTCATTCCAGCTCGTCCAAGGTATGCACACGGGCCCTCGCCCGCCCGAGATTCGTAAACTGGACTCGCTTCAGGTTTATGACCCTAACCTGGGCAAGTTGGTCTATGCACAAACCACCGGGTCATTTGGTGCAGATCGCAGTCTAGTTGAGCCTGGTGTTGCACTGCTGCGCACTCGGGACTTGCTCAGCGAATGGCTGGAACTGGCTCAGTCTGGCAAGACAATCAAACCATCTGCTGATCTTGTGCAGCGCACTCAACTGGAACTTGCTTCCACCGGGGAGTCTGGAGGTCTGCATTGAAACGGGCCGTGACCCTCGCGAACTGGGGAGCTGAACCCCCGCTGTTCGTGCGGCTTCTGGCCATAGAGGTAAAGGCCACAAGTCGTACTCATGCGGCGCTCCGCATAAAAATGAGTCGTACTGCGGTAAGTCTGTTGCTCGATAACAAATATCCAAGCCCTACCACTGCTGGGATTGAGCGCCGAGTAATGGAAGTTCTTGGCCGCATCGAGTGCGTTGCGACCGGTGACTCGCTGACAGTTGAACAGTGCCAGGGGTTTTATCAGCGCCCGGCGCCCACGCATAACCCGCACGCTATGCAGCACTGGCGTACTTGCCAGCAGTGCCCATTCAACCCGAACTGCTCTGGAGGCCGAAATGACTCTGTGCATTAAAGATAACCAGGTGGAAATCCGCGCCCCGGCAAAAGGGATGGTGCGGCTGTATTACGAAGGTAAATGCGTGGGTTTCGCTGCGACCCTTGCACGGGCGGTGACGAAGGCTGGCGATCTGCGGGCTCTTTTTAAGCTTCGTGAAAGTTCGGGCGAAAAATTGGCAGTTGAGCAGATTACCAAAGCGACCGTTCATTCCGTAGTGGATGAATCCCCAGTGGTGGCCTCTAGCCCGCAGGTAACGGCGTGGGTCATCGACGCCTATTGCTGGAATGGGACCAAGTACGCCCCGGTCACAGTAGCGGCCAAGTTCGGCGAGGAAGGCATCAAGGCACTGTTGCTGGGGCTGGAGACCTATCACCAGTACAAGCCCGAAATCACCAAGCCTGACGAGCTGATGAAGTGGCGCGACAAGCACCCACTCGGGGGCAAAGCAGTGCACGCCAAGTACTTCCGTGCTCGGGAAATCCCAATCCTACAGGGGGTGCACTGATGCGCACTCGTTGCCCTAACTGCGGCACCACGCTTTCGCTGGACGCGCTGATCGCACATGACGGCGCCCGCGATGCACTGGGTGTCGCCTTCAAGTTGTCCGGCCCGCTCGGTCATGCCCTGGTGCGTTACCTCGGGTTGTTCCGCCCTGAAACCCGCGAGCTGACCATGGATCGCGTGGCGAAGCTGCTCACCGAGCTGCTGCCAGACGTTCAGGCCCAGCGCATCGAGCGCGGTGGTCAGGTGTTCGAAGCTCCGCCCGAGTGCTGGGCGTGGGCAATCGACAAAGCCTTGGCTGCGCGTGAAACCGGGCGGCTGGTGACGCCACTCAAGGGCCACGGCTGGCTGTACCAGGTCATGACCCAGTACCAGGGCCAGTCTCAGGCCGTAGCGCCGGTTTTGGCACCGGAGGCGCGGCAGCAGCCGCGCCTCAACAACCGACCACAAAGCCAGACGACTTCCGCGCTGGCTGCACTTCAGGACCGATTAAATGGCTGAGAAATGGTTTGAGCGAGCCATCGTTGCGGGTTTCCAGGGGCTGGTAACCCTGCGCCTGGACGGCGCCCCACCCGCAGACGCGGTGAACTTGACGTTGGATATCTGGCTGGTGGCTCTCACCAAGAACCGCCAGTGGGATGAGGCGCTGGACGCGGAGCGCATCCGGGAGACATTCGAGTCGTTGTTTGCCAGCTGCGAGAGGTGGCCCTCGCCAGCGCGGTTCCTGCGCGACCTGAAGCCGCGCCGGCTCCCTCCTTTGCTGCCTAAGCCAACGCGAACTGACGGCCAAGTGAAGAGTGGCAACGCGGCTCTGGACGGGATCGTCGGGGTGCTGAAAGGACGGGTGCGAGCCCAGACAGTCACCTCGCCGAAAACGGCCAAGCAGATCGAATACACCCGGCAGCGGGCGGGGCTGATCGCCGCGCAGCTGCAAGACACCGAACAAACGAATATGGAGCAACAACAGTGATCAACAACGTTCCTGAAGGTTTTCTGAAAGACGCCAAAGGCCACCTGGTTCCACTGGACCTGGTTAAGCCAATTGACATGGCGCGTAACGACCTGGTGCTTGAGCTGGTGGCCAAGGCGCAGGTGGTTTCGGCCACGCTCGCCGCGTTCAAGGCTGATGCTTTCGGCGACATCAAAGCTTTCGTTGACATGTCGGCTGAGCAGTACAAGACCAAGGTCGGCGGCAAGAAAGGCAACGTCACGCTGATGTCGTTCGATGGCCAATACAAAGTCGTGCTGGCCGCTCAGGACAACATCCGCTTTGACGAGCGCCTGCAAGCCGCCCGTGCCCTGATTGATGAGTGCCTGACCGAGTGGACCCAAGACGCTCGATCCGAGGTGCGTGCCATCGTCAACGAGGCGTTCCGCGCCGACAAGCAAGGCGAAATCAGCACCGGCCGAGTCCTCGCCCTGCGCCGTATGGAAATCAAAGATGCCCGGTGGCAGCGCGCCATGGAGGCCATCGGTGACGCCGTCCAGGTCGTTGGCTCGAAAAGCTACATCCGCGTGTACCAGCGGGTTGGTGAGTCGGAACAATACGTGCCGATCCCGCTCGACATCGCGAGCGCTTCGCTGAACACCACCACCCACTCCGTGCACTGATTCGCCTGCAATCACCACCAATTTTCTGTGAGTAGTAAGAATGGCCAAGTACCAGATCACCGTAGAAGACAACGAAGCCGGCGTCCGTGTGGAAGTCGATAACACCGCCGACCTGCACAGCAGCGCCGCTGGGCGTGTCGTGGGCGCCATGATGAAGGGGGCCAAGCTTGTAGGGCGCATCCCTCTCCCGGTTGCATCGGCTGAGGCAGGCTGCGACTGCGACGCCTGCGAAGCATACCGCGAGCTGCTGCAAACCAAACCGACCATCCACTAAGCGAAACCACCCCGGCCTTGCCGGGGTTGGTCTGCCCGCCGTGGTGGCCGGGTACTGACGAGCAGCCGAACGAATGGAGAGAGTCATGAGCGAGCAACGGGAGCCTTTGGAGCGGATGCCCAACGACGAATATCGAATGAATCTGCCGGAGGGCAAGACTTGCGGCGACTGCGTGCACTGCCGCCGCTGCACAGCCATGTTCGGTCACATTCCAGCCGACGAGTCCTGCGACTGGAGCCCTTCGCGCTTTCGCGAAGCCGTACCAGCGACCAACACCAGCACCGAGCGCCTGCACTGAGCGGCGACAGCGATAGATAGGAAATCTCATGGACCGCAACAAGGCCCTGGACAAGATCAAGAAATGCCTGAGGTTGGCCACCAGTGCCAACCCTCACGAAGCGGCGGCAGCGATGCGCCAGGCCAAAGCGCTGATGCAAGAGCACGGTATCGGCCAAGCTGATGTGAACATGGCCGATGTGATGGAGTGCAACGCCGTAGCCGGGTCGAAGAAAACCCCGGCGAAGTGGGAGGCGCTGCTGGCCAACACCGTTTCGAGGGCCTATGCCTGCAAGGTGCTGTTTGCCAGCGGGATCGGTCGCTGGAACTTCATTGGTGAGATGGCCGAGGTGGCTGGGTACACCATGACGGTGCTGCTGCGCCAAGTGCGCCAGGCACGCCGCGACTTCACGCTGAACAAGCTCCAGCGCTGCAAACTGGCTACCAAAGTACGGCGCGCTGATGTGTTCTGTGAGGCATGGGTTCATGCCGTGCATGAGCAAGTGTCGGCCTTCGCGGGTGCCACGCTGTCGCCGGCTGTGGAGCAGTACCTGGCTCATCACTACCCTGACCTGGTGCAACAGAAGCCTCGGGATCGTAACAACACCTCGCGCCGCAAGGCCGGCGTGCGGGCCATAACCGATGCCCTGCACGGCATGTTGGCTGCGGGTGATGTACGCCTTAACCACGGCATGACCACAGCGGCGCCTTTGGCACTGGCGCAGGTGGCGTCATGAACCGGCGCAACCAGCAGCTCAGCAAGATCCACATTGCCAAGAAAGACCTCGGCCTGGATGACGAAACCTACCGCGCCTTGCTGAGCCGGATCACTGGCCTGTCATCGGCCAAAGACCTGAGCCCCCTCCAGGTGGCGAAGGTGCTGCAAGAGTTTGAGCGGTTGGGCTGGAAGTCGAAGCAAGGTCGGGGCAAGCCCAAGCCTGCTGCGGACAAAGCAAAGCTGGTCGGCAAGATCGAGGCCCAGCTGGCCGAGGCTGGCCGACCATGGGAGTACGGCGATGGCCTGGCCAAGCGGCTGTACCAGGTAGAGCGGCTGGAGTGGCTGGACGCCAAGCAGTTGGGAGGTGTCGTTGCTGCTCTGGCCAAGGACGCGAAACGACACGGGAGGCGGCAATGAGCAACGGAGAGTTATTCGATAGTGGGGAGGTCGATAAGCTAGACCCAGACAAGGTGTTGGCCCACATGGACGATGCCGTGGTGATGGATCGCTGGGAAGGGACGCTGAACGAAATGGCCACCATCGCCGAGCACAAGCTGAAACAGCTCTTGCCGGACAGGGCCGACGAAGTACAGACAATCGCCCGCGCAGTGGTTTATGCGATCTGTGTAACGATGGGCGGGTCCGTCGTGTACATCCCGCGTGGTGATGGCCTGCGCCGGGCGATGCGAGACGCGGAGATTTTCCGCGAATGGCGAGACAAGAACGTGCGGCCTGATGTGCTGGCCCGTAAGTTTGATCTGTCCAGCCAAGCGGTTTATGACATCATTGCCCGCCAGCGCGTATTGCATCGACAGCAAGAGCCCGACCTCTTCGGGTATGACGACGCGCCAAAGCGGTTGCACTGACCGCCCCTACATCAAGCCCCGCCTAGCGGGGCTTTTTGCTTAAAGCCCCCGGAAATACAGCCCCGACCCCACACGGGCGAATCTAGCCAGGTCCACTCATCTGGCCGATTCGAACATGCTTGAGCACGCCACCTCTTCAGCGGAATTCGCCCAGCGCGTCATTGACGAGCGCTGCGAGAAGACGCGCCAAAGAATGATCGATGACTGCCCGAGCGAATGGCGTACCGACGTCATATCGCGGGTTGCTGTTCATCGCCGGCAAGTCGCCCTGGACGCCTGCAAAGGTGGCCATAGCTACAGGTCAACCCCAACCCGCCCTCCCAAACCAGGTCGCTATATGCCACCGGCACAACGCCGGAAGGGTCCAGGCGTAGCCGCAAGCGCTATGGCCGATATCCGCGCCGCCCTCAAACCCACCAAGGAGGTTCATTAATGAGCCATCTTCCCGGCCGCCTGCGTTTTCAGCGGCCATATCGAGCACCACGCTTGACCTTCTGGACGTTGATCACCATCGGCTTGCTGATCGGGCTGTACCTCATTGCACCATCCAAGATCGCGGTTGTTCTGTACAAGGCCGCGCTGGTAACGGGTGGCGCAGTACTGGCGTACTGGATCGACCGCGCCCTGTTCCCGTATGCGCGCCCTGACCAGGTCCGTGCAGCGCACCAGCCATGGGCAGGCATCCGCCGTGCGCTGATCGTGCTGGCCTGCGTCCTCGGCCTGACACTGGGGCTCTGACCATGAGAAGCCGTCTTTATGGTCTGGTCCTTCTGGTCGCCATGCCGCTGATGTCCAAGGCTCTGGCCGCTGTGCCGGCCGAGGCGCAACAGTACCGCCGCGACTTGACCCGCATCGCCCAGGCCGAGTGGGGGCTAGATGCCCCGGTTGCGACTTTCGCCGCGCAGGTGCACCAGGAGTCGCGCTGGAAGTTCAACGCCAAGTCGCCTGTAGGTGCGCAAGGCTTGGGCCAAGTGATGCCCACGACCGCCACCTGGCTGGCCCAGCTGTTCCCGGACACCTTGGGCAAGGTTGAGCCGTACAACCCCACCTGGTCGCTGATGGCCCTAGTCAGCTACGACCGCTGGTTGGCTGACCGCATCAAGGGTCGCAACGGCTGTGAGCGGCACGCCATGGTGCTGTCCTCCTACAACGGCGGCCTCGGCTGGCTGATCCGTGATCGCAAGCTGGCATCGGCTCAAGGCGCCGATCCGCTGGCTTGGTTCGGATCTATCGAGCGGTTCAACGCGGGCCGCTCTGCCGCCGCCTTCAAAGAAAACCGGGGCTACCCACGCCTCATCCTCAAGACCTTTGAAGCCCGATACATCGCTGATGGCTGGGGCAAAGGGGTGTGCTCATGAACGGAATCAAGCCGGTAGTCATCTGGCTCCTGGTCCTCGCGGCTGCTGTTGGAGCGCTGGCCCTGATTCATAGCCATGGCTACGACCAAGGTTTCGCCTTGGCGAAAGCTCAGGGTGATGCAGCCCTGGACAAGGCGGCGAAAGACCATGAGGCCGAGCTGCGCTATCTCGCGGAGTCCGCCGTCATTGGCCTGAAGAAAGCCGCAGATGAGCTGGTCGCCTCGCAGGCTTACGGCAATCAACTGGCAGCTGACCTGGTCGCCAAGCGTGACGAGCTACGGGCGGTCACCGAAAAACTCAATGGAGAGATTGAACGTGTCTCGACACTCTACCGCCGCGCCCTCGATGCGCAGCCTGAAACGCTGCCTCCTGCTCTGTTCACTGTTGGCTTTGTCCGCGTGTGGAACAGCGCCCTCTTTGGCACCACAGCCGTTGCCTCAATTGCAGTGCCTCCCCCCGGCTCAGCCTCCAGCGGAGCTGATGCGACTGCCACCGGAGCCGGAGCCGCTGACGATCTGATCGCGGGTGTTACCCGTGCTGATCTGCTGGCCAACCAAGTCCGCAACGGCGAGGGCTATGCCCTCTGCCGGGACCAGCTCACGAAATTGATCAAATGGAATACACGCAATGGACGTAACTGATATCGCCACAGAAACGGAAGAGGCATTCCGCGAGCAGGCACTGGCAGCGCGAGCCGCAGGCCGGGCTCATTACGCCGGGCCTCGCATCACGCACTGTGAAAGCTGCGGCGACCAGATCCCCCCGGCACGCAGCGAGATCCTTCCGGGCGTTGAGCTGTGTGTGAGCTGCCAGGAAGACATCGAACGGATGGGCGGCCGATGAGCACTATCGAGCTGCCGGTCTGGCAGTTGATCACAGCAGGCGTGGGCCTGCTGGGCGCGATGATGGCCCTCCTGAAGCTGCTGCTTGCGGCTATCGAGCGCCGCCTCGACCAGCGCTTCGCTCACATGGATGGCCGTTTCGAAGAGCTGGCCAAGGACTCTGACCGGCTGCGCCAGGTCGAGCTTGGCCTTGAGAAGGTTCGCGGGGAAATGGCCCTGAACTATGTGCGCCGCGAAGACTGGGTCCGCAACCAAACCATTATTGAGGCCAAGCTGGACGCATTGGCCGTGCATCTCCGGGGAGTACGTCCATGAACATCGATACAGCAAAGATCCGGCGCGAGACGATGCGCTGGGTAATCCTGCTCACCCTCAACACCAGCCGCCCCATTGATCCGCATGAGTCCGTGGTGCTTTCGACCGTTCAGGCCATGTATCCAGATGCCACGGCGCTGGAATTGCGCCGCGAACTGGACTACCTGGCCGACCGACTGTTGGTAACGCTGGTGAAGTCGCCATCCGGCCCTTGGGTCGCGGGCCTGACAGCCTTGGGCGTCGATATCGCTGAATACACCGTCGATTGCCGTGCTGGCATCGCCCGGCCAGAGAAGTACTGGTAATGCCGCCGCGCAGCAAGGTCGCCGCGCTACCGCCAGAAGTGAAAGCCTGGCTGGATCAGTCGCTGGTGGAAAATAACTTCGGCGGATACGAGCAGCTGTCGGCGGAGCTGGAATTGCGTGGCTACTCCATTGGCAAAGCGCGCTGCACCGCTACGGCAGCGAGTTCGAGGACAAGCTGGCCGCCCTGAAGATGTCCAGCGAGCAGGCCAAGGCCGTTGTTCAGGCCGCGCCGGATGACGAAGGTGCGGTCAACGAAGCGTTGATGCGCTTGGTGCAAGAGCATCTGTTCAAGTTGCTCATGGCCGATGACGGAAAGATGGACCTACCCAAGGTAGCCAAGGCCGTTGCCGAGCTGGGCCGGGCGTCTGTCGTCCAGGCGAAATGGAAGACAGAAGTACGCGCCCGCGCCGAGGCCGCTGCTAACCAGGTAGAGAAAATCGCTAAGAAAGGTGGCCTCAGTGCCAAGACCGTGGACGAGATCCGCCGCGAGATTCTGGGGGTGGCGTCGTGAGACTACCTGCGGCGGACCACTCGGGTGGGCTTGTACGGTACGGAGCGAACCGAGTACTTACACTTGGGGCAGGTCAATACGCTGGAGCCCTGAAGCGTGACGGGCACGTTCTGGGTTTCCAGACAGTGACTGCAATAAAAATGTTTAGGCGTTTCTTGCTCCTCGGTCTTCAAAACATAGGCATGGGCCGACGTTACGAAGGTGTGAAGGGAGTACTGTGCCTTGAGATTTACGGTTTGGCTGGCTTGCTCCTTCTCGCCCTCAAGCACTTGTATCCGCTGCACCAGCTCCATCTGGTTAAGCTGAGCTTCGAGCAGCTTTTGCTGAAGGTCCATCAAGTTGTTATTAAGCTCATAGACGCGGTCACGAATGATGCTTTCGTCGCGGATCGTCAGCAGCGACTGGCCAATTTCCTTCATCGCTTTCGCGCTTTCCACCGCACCGGCAAACCAATCCAGCATTTCGCACCTCAGCGACATATTAATAGTGGCAATAGCCTAGCATTGCTCAAGGCCGCCTGTGAGGGGTCGGCTCGATGAACCACGCCATTAACCCGCTCACGCAGGCGCTCAGGCAGGAGGTCGAGTCCACGACTCCGGTCGTCCTGCTCCCCTATCAGCAGAAGTGGATCGGTATTCGGGCGCCGCTGAAGGTGGGCGAGAAGTCGCGCCGTATCGGTCTGACCTGGGCGGAGGCCGCCGATAACGTCTTGGTTGCTGCTTCCGCTAAGAACGCCGGGGGGCAAACCGTTTATTACCTGGGCTACAACCAGGACATGACGGTCGAGTACATCCAGGCCTGTGCGATGTGGGCTCGGGCATTCAACTACGCGGCCACGGAGATTGAGGAAGGCATCTGGCCGGACGAAGATCCAGACAAGAACATCAAGACCTACACCATCGTTTTCCCCTCGGGGCACCGGATCGTGGCGCTCACCAGTCGGCCCAGCAACTTGCGTGGCCGTCAGGGCGTGGTGGTGATCGATGAGGCAGCGTTCCACTCCGACCTGGCCGAGCTGCTTAAAGCGGCCCTCGCGCTGCTCATCTGGGGCGGTGAGGTACATGTCATCAGCACCCACGATGGCACAGAGAACGCCTTCAACGAGCTGATAGAAGAGATCCGAGCCGGTAAGCGTAAAGGGCATCTGTTCCGCTGCACCTTTAGCGAGGCCGTGGCCGATGGTTTGTATGACCGCGTCTGCATGCGCCGTGGCATCCCCCATGTAAAGAAGGAAGAGGAAGCCTGGGTCCAGGACGTATACAGCTTCTACGGCGATGCCGCCACAGAGGAACTGGACTGCGTTCCAAGCCAGGGCGGTGGTGCGTACCTCTCGCTGGCCCTAGTCGAGAGCCGTACCAGCCGCGACTCCCCAGTGCTGCGGCTCAAGTACCCGCAGGGGTACGAAACAGCCCCGGAACATGTGCGCCTGGCCGAGTCGCTGGAATGGTGCGAGCGCGAGCTGCTGCCGCTGCTCAAGGATATGCCCACTGGTGTGCAGAGCTTCTATGGGATGGACTTCGCTCGATCTGGCGACCTGTCGGTGTTCTGGCCGTTGCTCAAGGAACAGAACCTGCGCAAGCGCACGCCATTCGTGCTGGAGATGCGCAACGTCCCGTTCAAGCAGCAAGAGCAGATCCTGTTCTACATCGTTCGGCGCCTGCCCAACTTCCTCAAGGGCGCGCATGACGCCCGAGGCAACGGCCAGCAGATCGCCGAGTCCGCTGCCGTGGAGTTCGGCTTCAACCGCATTGAGCAGGTGATGCTTACCGAGGGCTGGTATCGGGACAACATGCCCCCCTTCAAGGCGGCACTGGAAGACGACACCCTCTTTGGCATCCCGGCTGACAAGGACGTTACCGGCGACATTCGGGCTTTCCGGGTGGTGAAAGGCGTGGCGCGCATCCCTGAACAGCGCACCACAGAGAAAGGCGGCGACAAGCGCCACGGTGACGCTGGCGTTGCCCTGGTGCTGGCTGACTTCGCCAGTCGCCAGGAAGTAGAAATTTTCGAATCCCACCGCGTCCAGCAGTCGGCTTCGCATGATCGTCAGGTCGTGCGCGGGGCCGGTTGGCGCTCTAAAGAAGGCATCTGGTAATGGCCCGCTCCCCAATCGTTGACCAGTACGGTCGCGCCATTGAATACGATCAGCTGACCGAGGAAATGGCTGCGCCGCGTGTTACCGGCGTGCGCCAAGTTTGGCACCCGTCTGTAGCAGGTGGCCTGACACCGGGTCGGCTCGCTGCTCTGCTCCAGGCTGCCGCCGAGGGTGATGCCCGCGACTACCTGACCCTTGCCGAGGAAATGGAAGAGCGTGACCTGCACTACGCCTCCGTGCTTGGCACTCGCAAGCTCGCCCTGGCCGGTCTCAACATTCGCGTAGAAGCGGCCACTGACGACGCCGAGGACGTACGCCGGGCGGATGCCCTGCGCGAGGTCATCGGGTCGCCGGAGTTTGGCGAGGTCCAGACTGATCTGACTGACGCCTTGGGCAAGGGGTATTCGGTCGCGGAGATCATTTGGGACCGCAGTGGCAAGACATGGGTGCCAGAGCGCTTTGAGTGGCGCGACCCGCGCTTCTTCATGTTTGACCGAGCAACGGGGCAAGAACTGCGCCTGCTGGATGACGCTGATGTGGTAAATGGCATTGCACTGGCTCCCTACAAGTTCATCGTGCACCGCCCTCGGCTTCGCACGGGCTTGCCTATCCGTGGAGGTCTGGCCCGTCTGGCTGCGGTCGGCTACATGTGCAAGGCATGGACTTGGAAGGACTGGATGGGCTTTGCCGACATCTACGGCATCCCGATGCGTGTAGGGCGCTATGGCCCGAATGCCAGCAAGGAAGATATTGGCGTGCTGCTGTCGGCGGTCGCCAACTTGGGGAGCGATGCCGCTGCGGTCATTCCTGACTCAATGCGCATCGACTTCAATCAAGCCGCTAACGTGGCCGGTGCTGGTGACTTCTTCAAAGGCCTGGCCGAATGGTGGGACAAGCAAATGTCCAAAGCCATAGTCGGGCAAACGATGAGCGCCGACGACGGTGCCAGCCTGGCTCAGGCTAAGGTACACAACGAGGTGCGGCTTGACCTCCTGGAGGCCGACGCCAAGGCCGAGTCGAATACGCTCAACCGGATGTTCGTGCGGCCTTTCTGCGACCTGAACTTTGCACCAGGTCGGCCTTACCCGCGTCTGATCATTGATGTTCCACAGCCTGAAAACCTTGAACTGCTGATCAAGGCAGTAACGTCGCTGGTGCCGCTGGGGTTGCGGATCGAGCAGTCGGTTATCCGCGACAAGTTCGGCCTGCCTGAGCCTGCGGAAGGCGCTGAGGTTCTAGGGGTTCAGGCGGCAACGCCTGCCCCGGTGGCCACCGCACTCAACCGTGAGCAGCCAAAGGCCTCGGCTGCGGTGCCAGATATCGTGGACAACCAGGTCAAGACCATGGAGGCATCAGCCGCAGCCTCCATGGATGATTTGGTCGAACCGATCAAGGAGCTATTGGACTCGGTGGCCAGCCTTGAGGAATTCCGTGACCGGCTGATTGAGGCGTACCCGGCGATGAATGCAGAGCAGCTCGCCAGCGCCATGGCTGATGGCTTGGCGGCGGCGAGTTTGGCGGGACGAGACGATGTGCTCAGGGGGCTTTAGAGCAGTGGTGTATTCACTATCTTCTGCGTTCTGAGAAGTTTGAAAGTGGTCTTGTCTAGGTCAAAGGTTTGATCGCCGACCTGGACAGAGACAACGTCCGTTTCAGCCACTACGTGACGCCCTGCTGGGATGGTGATGAGTTCCCCTGCAAGGTTAACGCATTCGCATTCTTTGAAGTCGTAGTAAAGCTCCATTCCTATTTGAACTCCGTGAGTGGTGAAAAATGGCAGTATCCCATGGCAATCTGCCATTTCAAGAGCAGATCGACTACTTCAAGGGCAAGACCAATCTGCCTTCCCGCGCCTGGACGGACCTCTATGCGGCTGAACACGACTGGGCTTTTGTCGTGGCCGGGACGACCAAGCGTGACCTGATAGCCGATATGCGCGGCGCGGTAGAGAAAGCCATCGCTAACGGGCGCACCCTGGATCAGTTCCGAAAGGACTTCGACAAGATCGTCAACCAGCACGGCTGGGAGTACAACGGCGGTCGAGCCTGGCGCACGCGCACCATCTTTGAAACGAACCTGCGGCAGTCATACAACGCGGGTCGGGAAGCGCAGATGGCCGACCCGGAATTGCGCAAGGCGCGGCCCTACGGCTTGTATCGCCACGGCGACAGTGCCAACCCGCGACCCCATCACCTCGCCTGGAATGGCACGGTGCTGCCGCTCGATGACGCTTGGTGGTCAACGCACAGCCCGCAGAATGGTTGGGGCTGCAAGTGTAAGAAGTTCATGGTCAGCGCTCGGGATGTTGAGCGGATGGGCCTCAAGGTAGGCCCGGCCCCGGTGGTCGAGTACGAAACCCGGATCATCGGCGTCAACAGTCCGAACGGCCCTCGCAGTGTTCGCGTGCCCTTGGGCATCGATCCCGGCTTTGAGCATGCTCCTGGTCAATCGCGGCTGTCTTCTGCCGTGCCGCAGCCGCGAGCCCATGACCCGTTCCCTGCGCCTGGTGCGCGCCCCAGCTCGGTTCCGACCACCGGGCTGCCAAACCGTCGCCCTCCTGGAGCGCTGCCTGCGCCACGGCCAGCAGCGGCCAGTCGGCTCATGCCGGAAGGCTTGGCTGATGAGGAATATGTCAGCCAGTTCCTGAGCGAGTTCGGCGCTACCGAGGACAGCCCGGCCGTGTTCCGCGACAAGGTAGGCGACGGCGTAGTGATTGGTCGTAACCTGTTCGCTGATGCCAAATCCGACGCTTTGAAGGTCGGCGAGCGCAGCCAGGCCCGACAGCTGCTGCTGTTGGCCGACGCGCTAAAAGAGCCAGATGAGGTATGGGTGAGGCTCGAATGGCAGGCCGAGCAGAACAAGGCTGTGGTGCGCCGGCGTTATATCAGCAGGTTTGAACTGGATGGCGAGGCGGTGCCAGCGCTGGCCGTGTTCGAAGTGGGCTCGGATGGCTGGGATGGAATCGCCACGCTTGCACCTGGTTCGAACAATCCGCAGTACCTGGAGCAGCTGCGCATCGGTGTCCGGCTCTACCGTCGCCTGGATGGCGAGTGAACAACGCTCTATATATAGAAGGAGATCCACATGGCCGGCTCAATGCTTGATGTGACGATGGACGCCTCGGCCGTTGGGCGCGAGCTGGAACAGCTTGTCGAGCGCTTGGGCTCATTGCAGACGCCACTCAACGACATTGCGGAATACCTGCACATCTCCACTGATAGCCGTGCCCGTCGCCAGGTCGCGCCGGATGGCTCGCCTTGGGCGCCCCTGTCGGCGCGTACCCTGGCCAGAAAGAAAGGCAACAAGATCCTTCGCGAGGCAGGCGACCTGCTCGATACCCTCCGGCACCAGGTGAGCGGTGACGATCTCAGTTTCGGTACTGACCGACCCTACGGCGCTATCCACCAGTTCGGCGGCAAGATCGAGCATGCGGCTCGATCACAGCAGGTGTACTTCAAGGAAAAGGGTGGCGTGGTTGGCAACCGCTTCGTGAAGAAGAGCAAGTCCAACTTTGCCCAGTGGGTGACGCACGGGGCTCGATCCATCGAAATGCCAGCCCGACCCTACCTCGGATTGTCGAGCGAGGACGAAACAGAGATTTTGGAGATCGTTGCGACCTATCTGACGGGTTGAACGGGTCATTCTAAAACGCGCTCATTTGAGCGCGTTGGAGGTCCTAGCCGGTGCATCCGGTTGGGAATCGAGCCAAAGCACCGTTAGATTACCGTTAGATTTTGTTTTGGCGGCATTCCTAGCCCCCAACCGACACAGCGAATCTTCGAAAGGCTGGAAAACCTGAAAAAATGACTGGCTCGCCCCTCGCGACGATGTAGCATTCACCTCCCTCCGCAGTCCCCTTCAGCCGACCAAATCCTTGCGTCGAGCTTAAAAACACTCCCCTCCGCATGCCCCACACACTGGCGGCATGAAAAAACACATCGCACTCAACACGGATCTTTCGGCGCTGCCCTCCACTGAGGGACAGGCGCCCGATTGGATCGAGCTGATTCCCACTGGACCAACCATCACTGGTCGGGACGGTCGCACCTGGTTGTTCGATGAGCTGGCTCAGAGTCTGGTGCTCGCCGCCTTCGCTGATCGCGGCATAGACATGGTGATCGATTGGGAGCACTCCACCGAAGTAGTAGCGCCGCAGGGTGAGCCTGCCCCTGCTGCGGGCTGGATCAATCAGCTAGAGCTGCGCGCCGGAGCCCTGTGGGGGCATGTCGCCTGGACGCCCCGAGCTGGGGAGCAGGTCGCTGCCCGTGAGTACCGCTTCGTTTCCCCCGTATTCGACTACGACGACACCTACCGGCGAATCCTTCGCATGGTGAGTGTCGGCCTGACGAATCGGCCAAACCTGGTGCTAACAGCACTTAATCATGAAACATCGGAGCCTCAAAAAATGGCGATTCCACTAGCGCTCGCGGCGGTCCTCGGTCTGGACGCAGCTGCGACTGATGAGCAGGCCGTAGCAGCGGTTACCCAGCTGAAAGCCACCGCCACTGCTCGCAACAACGAACAGCCAAGCCTGGACAAGTTTGTCCCACGCGGCGACTACGACCTGGCCGTATCCCGTGCGACCAACGCCGAGCAGGCGCTGGAAACCCGCAAGGCCGACGACCACAAGGCCCTGGTCAACGCCGAAATCGATGCCGCCTTGAAGGCCGGCAAGATCACCCCGGCCACCGCCGAGTACCACCGTGCAGCCTGCTCGGAGCAAGGCGGTATCGACCGCTTCCGCGAGTACGTGAAGGCCGCACCTGTTGTTGGTGACCCGTCCGGCCTGGGCGAACACAAGCCCGATGGCACCTCCACAGCGCTCAACGCCGAGGAAAAGCACGTCGCCAAGCTGATGGGCATGAGCGAAGCAGACTTCATCAAGGGCCGCGTAGGCATTTAAAGGACGCAACCACATGATTATTACCCCACAGGCGTTGGCCGCCTTCTTTACCTCCTTCCGTAGCGAGTATCAGCGTGCCTTCACTGATACGCCGACCGACTGGCAGAAGATCGCCACTGAAGTACCGTCGACCGGCTCCAGCAATACCTACGGGTGGCTCGGTCAGTTCCCGGCATTCCGTGAATGGGTAGGTGACCGCGTTCTGCGTGACATGGCCACCCACGCTTACACCATCCTCAACAAGAAGTTCGAGTCTTCGGTCAGCGTCCCGCGCGATGCGATGGAAGACGACGAGGTCGGTGTATACGGCGCACTGTTCCAAGAAATGGGCCGTGCTGCCAAGGCTCACCCGGACGAGATGGTTTTCGCCTTGTTGAAAGCAGGCCTGACCACCACCTGCTACGACGGTCAGAACTTCTTCGACACCGATCACCCGCTGTACCCGAACAGCGATGGCACCGGCACGGCTACTTCCGTGAGCAACTACCAGGCTGGCACTGGCCCGGCCTGGTATCTGCTCGATGTCAGCCGCGCCATCAAGCCGATCATCTTCCAGAAACGCCGTAACTACGATCTGAAGGCCATGACCAAGATCGATGACGAAGCGGTGTTCATGCAGGACGTCTACCGCTACGGCGTCGACGCCCGAGTCAACACTGGCTTTGGCCTCTGGCAATTCGCTTACTGCTCCAAGGCGCCGCTCACCGCTGACAACTACGCGGCAGCCCGCGCTGCCATGAAGGACTTCAAGGCTGACGGCGGTCGTCCGCTGGGCGTGCGTCCTGGCTTGCTGGTTGTTCCATCCAGTCTGGAAGGTGCTGCGCGCAAGCTGGTCGTCAAGGATGCCGAAGGCGGTAACGAATGGGCCGGCACCGCTGAAGTGCTGTCGCCGAGCTGGTTGGGGTAACGGCTATGGGAATTGCAATCAAAGCCAAACGTGACGGATACCGCCGTGCCGGGCTGGCTCACTGCGTAGCGGGCACGTTCTACGAGGACGGCGATCTGTCCGAGCAGCAACTGGCAATGCTGCGCGATGACCCGAACCTGATGGTTGTCGAGGGGGTGCTGGAGAACACCCTCCAGTTTGACCAGGACAACGACGATCTGATCCAGGAGCTGGGCAACACCATCGCTGGTCTGGAGCACGACCTGGGCAAGGCTCGCGAAGGGCTGAAGTCGGCATGTTCCGATCTGCTGGCAGCGCACGAGCGCCAGAAAGCAGCGCCGGGACTGGTCGT